ATCTGTTGGGCTTTGCAGATTACCGAACATCCTAAGATTATCCTGTATGTTTCCACCAGGGATGTCATAACGGCCATCCATGCCATCGTAATAACCACCACCGCCACAGTTATAAGTTGTGACTCTGCCAGGATTTCTACCGCCAATTGATGTAAAAATTGATCCCATTATTTCTTACCACCCTGGCTGCCAAAATAATATGCGCCCCCAGTACCTAAGAGGGCCGAGAGCTGGCCCAATACGAGTGAGATTATGGTTTCGTCGTTTTGGTCGTGAGGCATCACTGTTATCATTATGATGAACGCTCCATATAAAAACAGACACAAAATAATAAATATTCTTGGTGTCCAATCATTTGCTTCTCTGTTTTTTTCTCTTGCATCTTTTCTGTCTTCAACCTCTGTCTTAAAACTTTCTAAATCAATCTCCATCTCTCGTATTTTGTTTTTAAAATCAGCATCTGCCTGTTTTACAAGAACCGCTTTTTCAGGCTGTCTTTCAATTAGATCCTCTATCTCATTTGCTGTTGTAGTCTCTGGCAAACCCAATTTAGAAGCTGCCATTTTGACAGCCATTCCTGCCATTGGCCCACCAGCAGCACTAGCAATGGTAGGAGCAAGGCTTTTTAATAAAGATCCTAATTTCATTTTATTAGTAAAATTACCCTGATAATTGTCTCCAAGTTATTAATTACTTTCCCTCAGTTGATCCCTCTCCAGCTACCTCATCAATCTTTTGGCAAACATCAAAAGGAATGACTGATGCTCCTGTCGAGATTGTGCTAACAGTATTAACTGTGGTTCTAGCCACGTTACGGATACCCTGATAGAAACCACTGCAGTACACTTCTTTGCGTTCTATCATTTCTTCTGAAACCTGGCACGAACTGAGTAAAAACATTAAAAGTATTATTCCTGATCGCATATTAGTTTCTCCATAGTCATTGATTCGATCCTGGGTATGTAGCTTGACTCCATAAAATGATCTGAAATTGACTCATCAAGTTCACTAAATCGATCTGTCTTTCTAAACTCTGCCGATGGACAGTAATAATCATCACCATTGTTTGCTGCAAAAATTACTTCGCTTCCTGCATCTGGACCAAAGAAAATCCTGGGAACAGTACAAACCAGGTCTGACCCTGCAACAACCGAAACATCGTATGTTAAATGCTCCATTTTCTTTTTAGATTTTTTAAAAACATTAGGACGGCCAAAAGTTATTAGTCGGACATCTTCAAAGTTATGCAATCGCAATGCTGATATCGTTGCACAAGATCCCCCGAGTGAATGACCGATCACAACTGTCTTAACTTTTGGATTTAACTTTTTCCTTACTTTTGGAAACAAAGATCTATGATGTAAATAAAAACCTAAATGAACCCATCTTTTATTAACTCTCCACAGACCAGCACTCAGATTCCAAACCCAATCTATAAATGAATTAGTCCCTCTCCAAATAACATACTGAATGCCATTTCTGTTGAGATAAAAACAAGCTGCACCAGTTCTTTTATTCTCAAATTTAGTGGCTCCAATGATTGATTCACCATAAGCCTCTTGAGCTAGAGTTGCTGCTTCTTTAAGGTCATTCATTGTGTATTTTAAGTCTAATTTACTCAATTTTATATACCATTACTATATTTCTGAACCAGCACCAAAAAGTAAAAACACAACACCAGCTATGACAATAATTGTGCCTACCAAATACAAAAACATTTTTGCCAAATCGTGTATCAAAATTTCTTCTTCTTTATTTGCTGCCAGCCTTGCAGCCGCATTAGCTTTGCGTTTTACTTCGCGTTTCTTTTCAATCTTTCTGGCTTCAGCTTTAATTTTAACCCACCTGTGCGTTTGACCTTTTCGTGAATAGTATGCTCCAACTTTCTCCATCATTTTTTCTATGCGTTCTTCTTGCTGATCAATTGTGATGGCTTCTTCTAATGCCGATCCTGTCATTAGGTCATCAGTACCCGCTTTTCTTGCATTGGCTATGTGTTCCTCTACTTTCTTTTTTGCTGTGAAGAATTTACCAACTTCACCCGCCATGTCTTCAACTTCTTTTTTCCTGGCGATAGCACCTTGCACCATTACAAATGCAGAATCTAAAGCCTTAATAGCCAGCATGGCTTCACCAATCATTCGAACCTCTGACACATTGCTTTTATTCCAGGATTTTCTATTCTGTTTATCCTGGAGCTAAACTTTTCACATTGTGATAACTGCTCAAAACACAAAGATTCATCACAGTTACTGTATGTAATAAATCCTCCTATCACGATTAGTAAAATAAAAATATTCATAACTCATGGCTTTGTGGGCCAATCGCCATCTTCTAAATTAGGCCAGTTTGAATGTGTGGGTAAGTCTCTTAATGCTTGTCTGTATGTTTTCCAGTTGTCAGGCATTGCAACATCACTACCAGACATCCAATCAGATTCAACTAATAAATTTTCTCTTGTTCTTCTATTATTAAGAGCTTTAATAGAATCAGCATTATCAGCGGCCTCTGCCTCTAGTGCATCCCATTCAGCCTCTTCTTCAGCAGTAAAGGGAATGTTTCCTTTTAATGTTGCTCTAAATCTTGCCATAAATCCCCCTAGCTATTTTTAATTCCATATACAAAAAATTTGCCATCACCAAAAGTACCTGTATTTAAATAAAGTTTTATACCATTAACAGTTCCGTTATAATTTGAAAAAGCTTCACCAAAAGAACCTATTTCATAATTACTATTGCTATACCCTTTAAAATCTAGAAAACCACCCATTCTGTCGTTATAACCACTAAATTCTGCATCACTTAACGGTATACGAAATTCTATTGAAAAATAATGTATTTGGTACTGATTAATCTCATATTGATTACTTACCTCAATATAAGCAGAACCCCCTTGTCTTATTCCACCCTGCCAAGCTGTTGCATCGTTTCTTATAAAAGCTAGAGTGCAACCATTATAATTTCCAACATCACTCGTACCAGTTCTGAAAGCCATTCTTAATTGACTAGTATTACCAGTACATCGAAAAGATCCAAAAATTTTATAAGCTGCGTAATCTGAAGTATTTAAATCATCAATTTCAATAGTAGAAGCATTTGCTGAAACATTAAGTGTTGAAAGATATTGATAGCCACTAGTACCACCTGCCGCAGCATTAGCCCAAGCTATATCTGTGCCATCTGATGTTAAAACTTGATTTGCAGAACCTTTTGTAAGTAGTGCTGTTTCCGCAGAAGCATTACCATAAATTAAAGAGCCTCTACTAACTGCATCTAACTTATTAATTTCTGTCGCAGTTGCAGTTACACCATCCAAAATGTTTAATTCACTGGCTGTTGAAGTAACGCCATCCAAAATGTTTAACTCGGAAGCAGTAGACGTTACACCATCTAAAATGTTTAGTTCTGAGGCTGTAGAAGTAACTCCGTCTAAGATATTTAACTCAGCCGTTGTGCTTGTCACACCATCCAATATATTTAATTCAGCACCACTAGCAGTCACATTATCAAGTGCGTTAATAGTAGATGCGCTATCCGCTATATCTCTTGCTCTACTCATCAGGGTTTCTCCGGCCAATCATCATCAGTTAAGTTATGGGGAAAATTGCTGTGTGCAGTTATATCCCTTAATGCTTGCCTATAAGTTGTCATGGCATCAGTCATAGTCACATCTGACAAAGCATAGAAATCTGTTTCAGCAAGCAATCCATCACGCCTAGACCTTACTGCCGCAGCAGCATCAGCATCTAACCTAGCTTGATACGCTGTTTCATGTTCTGCTTTAGTTGTTGTTACATCGTCAACAGTTGTATCAGCAAACATATCCTGCTCAACCCAAGCCTGTACCCAATCGTCATTAGCATCTTGCTCAACACCATTTCTGACATAATGCTTGTAAGCCTCAGAACTTGTAGGCTTTGGGGTTTCAAAAACTACGTCTATCCCTAAGTCAGTACAAACCTGGTCAGTCCAAATTTTAGGAATACTTGTATTAGGAAATAGCGCAACAACTTCACTTTTAGTTTTTACGCTTCCGTCACTTTTTAATCTGTATTCGCTCATTGTTTTATCCTACGCAAAAGCTAAATATAAATATGTTCCACCACTTGCATTTAGCGCATCAGGGGCAGATGAAGTTATTGTAAATCCTGATGAATGTGGGTCTATGTAATCAGTGTTTGTTACTTCAACAGAAGTTGAATTAAATAAGGAATAAATATCATTACCTGCAACAATTCCTCTAGCAGAATCGTAAACATACCAATCACCAGAACTATCAACTCGTTTAATTAGCACAAATCTAGCAGCAGCTCCCAAATCTGTTACATTAATATCATTACCTGTACCAGTATATTTATTAACGGCACTAATCCCCGACAGGCTCGCAAAAAGATAACCGACATAACTATGAGATGAGCTGTTTGTATGACTGCTATTCGTTCGCCCTATTACTGAAGCTGTTGAATGATCACGAAAACGAACACCATCAGCAGTGGTATCCCCCAATCCATTTGCTGCTGCTGAATCATCTTGCAAATTACACATACTTCCTAAAAGAGCCGTTGGATGAAAACCCTGCCAATTTAACGCATAAGCAGTATTATCTACTGCTTTTAAAATCATCATTTCTGGCTTTACACCTAAGTTATGAGAATAGGTATCAACATAACTACTTGATGCTCCGCCGCCGTTTGTTCCTTTGTAAAAAATTACATCGAATACTTTAGGGTATCTTCTAAACATATAAGCAATTGATGACTGTCCATTAGCCGCATAACCAGTATCAATGTTAATTCCTGCATGATGAAATCCATTCATATCATCAAACTCACAAGTAACACTTGCGTTTGAATATTGTGCGCTAGTTAAAGGTAGTTGTAATGTTTGTTTATTACCTCGCAATCTATCTCTGAAATTATAGTATTGAGTAGCTCCTCTTTTCTGAGGAATAGCTAGATCAACAGGAAAACCAGAATCTATGTCTGCTGCTGAACCTGTCCCTGTAAAAGTAACTGCGTTATAAACATCAGTACCCGCTGAAGGTTCTTTCATTGGGCCACGACGTATTGCCATGTAGATGTAAGTATGACTAGCACTTTGCATAACATTAAATTTATTAGATTTTATTGTTATACGCCCTTTAGAACTGCCTTCTGCACCATTAGTATTCCAATATAAAAGTGATGTTTGTAAAGACGTAGCATAGGTTGGCATTGTTGCTGGTAAACCACGCATATTGTCAGCCACTTCCCAATTACTTGTTCTAGTTGTTGCTTTTACAAGTAAAAGTTGAGGCTCAAATCCTAGTGTAACTTCAGCATCCCCATTGCCGTCTGTTGTTAATGAACCTGTTTTTATAATAGCTTCATCACCATCATCACCAAAGATTTGAGAGGCTGAATCAGTGCCTTCTGCAAAAACATATGCAACATAAGTTTTACCAGACCCATTAACCTCATTATCTGTGCCAACATAAAAAACAGAAGTGGTGGGTGCTATGTTGTTGTAACTTGAATCGCCAAAAACTCCGTTGCCAGAGCCAGAAGCAAACGCTGCACTTGTATTTAAATAACCATAACCAGTAGGGACGCCACTATGATAAACAGCCCAGTTTTGCGTATGAGATGTACACTTTACGAGAATCATGCCTACTTTTGCATTTAACGCATGAGAAATTGCTCTACTGCCTGTTGCGTTACCTGTCCATGTGACAATATCAAAAAATCCTTCTTGTACGCGAAATGACCAAGAAGCATATTCATTTCCATTAGTCTTTGAATCTCCGACTGTGTTTGTTGTCGTGAATCCATTATTATTTTGAGTAAAATAAGTAGGTTGATATCCTGTTCCAGCTGATCCAGTGCCATTTGAAACTAAAAGACCACTATGATTACCGCTTGCATCTGTTGAAAAAAGTATATTGCCACCACCGCCACTTGACCTTTCCTTGATCCAAACAAGACCACCTTCGCCAGCAAGATCAATACCATTGTTTATTGCCAAAGAAGTACCGCTAGTCCCATCATAAAGATGCGTAGAAAATACATCTTCAACGTAGACTTTATCACCACTGGCAGAACCAGCAGCTTGCATAAGAGCGTTTCTTATATTGGTCATGCTAGAGCCAATCCAGCAGTAAATCCGTACCAAGTCGTACCACCATCACAGGTGATAAAAACTAATACGTCTGTGCCGCTTGTTGTTAGTGTAGGTGCTGTGGCTGCTGGCCAATCTACTGATCCAGGCCACGTTTGAGTTGCACTACCTCCGTTTACAAGTTTAAGTACAAATCCACAAAGTTCATCTGAAGCTGTAGGATTGCTGAAAGTCCATGTAGTAGCACCTGTAGTTGTAGCTGTTACTGAATTACCTGCCGTTAAATCTATTGTTTTAGAACCTGTAGCATTACCTATAGCGTTAGTAACTTCGCCATAGTCTTTTAAGTTGACCCTGGTTACTGTTTGGTCAGCACCCGCTAGTTCAGCAGATAAAGTAAGTCCTGCTAATGTAGGATTGCTTAAAGCTGCCTTAGCATCTAATTGAGTTTGTATGGCTGAAGTCACGCCATCTGTATAGTTAAGCTCTGCTGTCGTAGCCGTTACGCCATCTAGCAAATTAAGCTCTGTAGCTGTGCTAGTCACGCCATCTAAGATATTTAACTCAGCAGCAGTAGAGGTAACACCTAAATTTGTTAAGGCTGTTGCTGCACTAG